CTTCGTTAGCTTGAAACTGCTGTAGCCGCAACTGCTCTGCGCTTTGCAGGGCGCCACTCCCGGCCTGAAAGCGATCCAGCCCCAAGCTGGCTTGAGCCTGCTGTAGCGCTTGGTTCTGCTGAAATGATTGCTGTTGAAACTGCTCCTGAGCTTGTCGAGCGGCATCTTCTTGCTGTTGAGCAGTCATGCCGAACTGGGCCGCTTGTTGTCGGGCCCGCTCCCCGGCCTCAAACGAACCAATGGCCATTTGCTGTTGCTGTTGTCTTGCCTGCTCCGTTGTGCCAAAAGCTGACTGCCGATACTGCTCTGCCTGCTGGAGGGCTTGCTGTTGAGCCTGACCTGCTTGCAAGCCGAACTGACCAGCCTGTAGTCTTGCGGCCCTGTCCGCCTCAAATGCTTGTTGCGCCTGCTGAAACGCCTGCTGAGAGCCTGCCGTCTGTATATCGCCCATCTGATCTTGCAGATTTCTCTCTCGCTCTGCTTGCATAATCGCTTCGCGATATCCACCCAAGCTACCGGACCCAGCCGCTTGTAAGCCCATCTGCTGTTCCATAATCTCAGATTGGCGACGAGCTTCTTCTTTCTCCCTATCTACAACAAGTTGCTGATAAGGACTCATGTAGCTTGCTATCGTGTCAGGATCGGCTATTGTGCGGGGATCAAAGCCGGGGCCAGTGTCTAGTTCTCCGCGATATTGGCTTTGTAGCTCTCTGGCCGTATAGTCTTGGCCCAACTCTCGGGCAAAGTAGCCGGGGTCAAACTGTCCCGCTTGGTAGCCTGCTTGGCGAGATCCGGCTTGGTAGGCGTCTGGGAGTCCAGCAAGGATTGCCTCCGTGCCGCCCTGCGCTCCGGGCAAAAACCCAAAGGCAGACTGCCCCGCCGTATAAGTTGACGGCCCTTGGGCTCCGGCAGTCGCGGCAAGCATACCGCCCGTATACGGATTGCCTTGCCCCACTTGCGCCGCAATATTACCCGCCGCTAATAGCTCATCGGGAGTGCCAGAAACGCCTAGTTGCTGAAAACGCCGTAGCGCTTCCTGCTCGGCAGGAACAAAATACTCCAACCTTTGCGCGGGGTACGGGCTATATTGTACGCCGCTTTCAGCGCCAACCCTCGCCATTAAGTCGCGGTAAAATGGCTCCGCATACTCAGGCAGGTTGGATACTATTTGTGTTGTCTCAGTGGGAGCACTGCCGCCGCCTTTAGACATCGCTTATATCCTTTTCGTAAAATATAGAGGCTTTTTCAAAGCCATCTTTTTCCAGCCACTTCCAAAAGCCAAAGCGGGCAACACCCTCAAGGGCATCGCAACCGCAGTCTTTTGCGTAGCTGGTTATCATTTCCAGTAGCGCTGGATACCACTCATCAAAACCATCGCCGCCAATGAAGTGCATGGAAAGCATTTTCTTGGCAGGGTATTGAGTAATTTCTGTTGTTAGGGCGCCATGCACCTTTAGGTCTTCATCAAATGCAATCCAGAGTTGTGACCTGCCTGTGGCAAGTGCGGCGCAAAGATGATCGGTAGTCCATCGACCCTTGCATCTATCGACCGCCGGGGCTAAATGAACCTTGGCATCATTCCAGACATGGACTACCTGATCTGGAGGGACAAGCGTAATATTCATGCGGGCATAGATTTCCTTGCGTTAATTGCCGGCGGCTGGTCGCCATTGCCGCCGCGTGCCCGTCTCACTCTGCTCATCATTTCATATAACTCGTCAGCTCCAGAGTCGGAGCTTCCGTCCCCCAAGTCAGAGACTACATCTGCCGGAACAATAAACTCTCCCGGCGAAACGGCAACAGGCTGTTGATCGCCTATCATACCCGGAACCTTGTCATCCATCCCGCTACCGTTGCCATTAATCATGCCTTCAGTCTGAGCATTTGGCATTACGCTTTTCAGAATCATCTCTCGCACCATCGCGAACACTTCATTGCCATACTTATCGATAAAAGCGGCCCTGATAGCGTCACTTGCTTCAGGGTCTTCCCCGCGACCAAGCACCGCCTGAGACAAGATCTCTATCTCCTCTACGCTAGGTGTTGCGCTGAACTGGTTATCGACCTCTGCAATGCCTCCGGCTGGTGTTTGAACTTCACCCAAAGGCGTTTTTAACGCAACAGTGCCAGATCTTTTGGGCGGAGCGCTCTTAGGCTCTTCGGAGAGATTGCTTATGCCCCCTGCCCTAAAACTAGGCGTGGACTCATATGGAGTATCTTGATACTGATATGACGATACATTGCCGTCATCCAAGAAATACATTCGGTCGCCAATAGCAACTTCTTGCTTGCCAAGCAACTGACGATTTCCCATCATTTTGGCGCGGATTCGCTCAACATCCGTCATCTGATCCGGGCTAACCCCAAAGGGAACAGACTGAGCCTCTCTGTGTCGTGCCAGCTCCTCCTCTGAGATGTTGCTAAACAGGCCGCGAGCCGGATCATAGGTCATTCCTTGACCGTACTTTCCTTTCGCCTGACCCAGCGCAGACAAGAAGTCGTCCATTCCGACATCCTGACGAGATCCCGCCAAGAACTGTTTACCGGGAGTCATGCCGCGACGACCGTGAAGAAATGGGTCAATGGCCCCGTACTGCGCCGCTCCGGCGTACTCACCCGCTGATGGAACGTAATCAAGAGCCGCCTGAACAGGGTCAACGTAGCCTGATGAGGACGTCCCCGGATTCGTAGCTGTGGTCGTGGTTGGATTTGTAGTTGGAGTTGTGGTTGAAGTTGTTGTAGCTACTGGATCGACACCGGGGTCTGGCGTTGGCGACACCTCTACGTCGGGATCGCCTACCGAAACCCAGCTCGGCGGAGAAGATGGCATGGTCGTACCGCTACTAGTGGTGTAAATCGAAGAAACTACCTGCCCCCCGTACATCTTAACCCACTCACCTCCGGACTGGCCTATTGGTGCATTCCAGTACCAACCGACATGCTCAGAATCCGTTGGCGTAGGATCAGGGTCTGGCGACGGGTCCACTGTAGGGTCTTGGGGATCAGTGGAAGAGCCCGTCCCTAGCCCGTAGCTCGCCAGAGTTCTGTAATACTCCGCAACTCGGTTATTGTACTTGCCGCGCTCTAGGATCGGGTCAAAGTACGGAGACTGCTCCTGCCCTTGATTGATGCCACCGGCTCTCGGTCTATAAGCCCGAGTTCCAACATAAACTGCATCAGGGTCGTCCTGAAAATACGAAAATTCCCGCTCAAAACCCGCTCTATAGTCACGCGGCGGGGCCACAGCGTAGTCCCCTCGTAAGCCTTGCTGAATCGACACAGGATCAATCCCAGCAAGCCCCTGCCCAAGATAACCAAAAGTCGCCGGATTAAATATTCCAGATATATCTACTTCTTCTTCCTTTGGCCCGATGCCCTCCCGTATCTGTCGGCGCCTCTCGTACCTATCATAGTAGCCCTCTAAGATAGCTTGCTGGCCGGGGTAGAGCGCTGTGCCTTGCGACGTGGAGGCGTAAGCAAGAACCGCCGCTTCCTCCTCGGTTGGCTTAATTTGCTGACTTAATGGAGTTTCTTGGATGTATTTGGCTTTTGAATACTCTTCATCGAATACGGCCCCGTCATTGTTGAGATCATAGCCTAGTGCGATTGCGTTATTCTGATTCGCAATCGCCTCCTCCCTTGTCATCCCCTTAGCCATTAACTCCTGTATTCTTTGCTCGTAAATCTCAGAATTTGCCGACGTATTCGCGCCGCCCGTGCCTGTGCCCGTGCCCGTGCCTGTGCCCGTGCCTGCACCGCCGTCCTGTAGGAAAGTGGTAAGAAACTGCTCAAAGGTAAGATTGGCAACGGTTTCGTCGCCAGACGCCTTTAAACCATCATAAATGGTCTTCCAGAGATCTTTAATCGTCCCGCCTGCAACATACCCCGGAACCTCGCCGCCCTCAGCCATGGAGGGCATTTGACCCCCCCCTGCGGCATACATTCCCGGCAACGCGTAATTTGCGGTTCGCCGGCTCATCTCGGATCGATATGGACTAGGGCCTCCCATAACTCCGGGCTGTGCCGCTCGGTATCCGGACTGGAGGTCTGCGTAGGACTCACCCCTCTTCTTCTCAGCCTCCTCCATTCTGGCTCTCTGCGCTCGCTCAAAATCCTCCTGCACGTCCATCTGCTCTAGCATGGACTGTCCTGTGGAAGCGGCGACAAACTGGCCTGTACCGCCCAGCTTTTCTAGACCGGCTTGGGCTATCTTTTCGCCTCTACCGAAAATGGCATCACTCATGTTGGGCGTTCTTGCGACGTAATCCGGCACCCCAGTGGATATCGGTGCGCGGGTAATCGTGCTCTGCGGCGTTATATCCGTAAAGGGCATTGGTCCGCCATCCGGTCCGATGTCGCTGAGAATTGCTGGTCCCCCTGCCATTGGCACCTCAGCGCTCGCCTCAATAAGGTTTACCCCATCGGCAACAGCGGTGCTGGCGTCTAGCCCCGCAGTGGCCGCGTCTGCGGCTACGTCTGCGCCCGCAGTTGCCGCGTCTGCAAGGCTTGTTGTCGCTTCTGCGCCAGATGCAAATAAACTACCAATACCCTCACCCAGTGGCGAGGCAAGCCCTGCTGTAAGCCCGCTAATCAGGCCGCGCTTGAGATCTCCTGTAACAGCGGCAGTGCCTACCCCTGTGAGCAATCCAGTGCCAAGAGCGCCTAATTTAAGCGCCCCGCCAAGAGCACCAAACAGCAACGGCAAAAACGCCTCTGGCTGTCCAGTCACTGGGTTAGTGGTCAAACTACCCGTCGGCGATAATGAGGCAATGCCTGCAACCTCAATAGGGTTCATGTGCACAAGCATAGAGTCGCCGTAGCGCCCATGCTGTGCCATCTGATCCATCATTGGCTTGGCTGGATATTGATTCATAGTTAGCTGGTCTCTACACCGAATAAGTTAAAGCTGACATTGGCCGCGCTTGAGTACACCTTCACCACGTCCTTTTGACCCAAACACAGGCCAATCACTACCGTTCTGGATGTGGTAGCCGCCAAGTCTTCGTCATAAAAGATAAACTGCTTGTCGTCTGCGCCCGCATTGTTGACGTGGACACTGACCCGGAATGTAATAGCAGAGCCTCCCCTGTTGCACACAACAAGTGAGCTACAGGTGGTTTGCGTTAGGTCTGGCGCCGAATACAGCGTAGTTGTCGTTGTCGCGCTGACATCAACTTGGCCAAGAACCTTAATCGCATCAGCCACTGGACGCTCCCATCAGCAAAAATTGAAAGCGTCTAAGAGCTAGAGACGAAGGCTTGCTCTTCTTGCTGGTGTTGCCGTCAACTTTATTCTCTAAGTCTTGGAATGAGTTTTCTATTGTCCGCCTAGATATTTGCTCGTTTTCCGCGTCATACTGTCCCGAAGCCACGGGTAGTGGTCTGGATGCCATCGCTATCGCCTCCCGTCAGTTCTAATGCCCAAACGAAGATCGCCCAGAGACCAGCCATAGCCCTCGCCGCTAGACTCTATTCTTACAATCTGCTCTCGGGCTCTAGCCCTGACAAATGACTGCGTTGTTGAGCTGGTCACCGTTGCTGTTGACAAGTCAGACGCATCCTCAAGCGGGAAGTTTCTGCCCTTTAGCTTCACCTCAATGCTTGCCTCAGACTCGTTACCTGTAAACTTAAAGTCAGGGATAATCCGGTTAACCATCATAAACGACTCGCCATCTCCAACCCCAAGGTCGCCAGACTCAACAAAGGCTGTAATTTCAGCGCCGTCGCCGTCATAGCCAATCTCATGACTAAACAAGTAATTAGTGAGAGGGTTGTCAATGTCGTTTGATGCGGCTATTGGATATTGCTGTGTCGCGGTCGGTATGTATGCGCCACGGTCCAGCGTCCCCACAGCCCACACCTGCTCTAAATAGTTATACGAAACGTAGTTGGTGACATCTGTTTCTCCAGAGCCAATAGGGTAATACCAAGTTACCTCGGAGTAATCGACATTGGTAGTTGCAAACACCTTGTATATCTGGTCTTTGTTGAGGTTATCAAACACATACCTATGCACAGAGCACGGCAATCTTTGAACTGCGCCTCGGTAAACATAGAACCCACCGGGGTCCATAAAATACAATGTATCTGCCGCAACAACAGCCGCGTTCGGGGAGGCAAAGCGGACATGCTCTGCCACGGGAGTAAACGAAAAAATAAACGGCGCCCCGGAAAACCGCATAGACGTTAACCCGTTGTCGGTGCTAATGATTATTTCTTGCCTTGTCTTCACCGCGCCCACGATCTGAGTGCCGATAGAAAGGACCTGCCCGCCAGCACTGTTTGTTGCTGTTGGGGTCCAGTCTGCCGCATTCTCTTGATCAGACCAGCGAACCAGAAGCGGGTCTAGTGCTGAGCCTCCAATAGGGTTCGCGCCAAAGCAAACAACATGGCGATCTATATCTGAAATCATCACCTGAAATGCCGCCGTAGGCGTGTTACTTGCCCCACCCAAGGAGCTAAGGGCAACCGCCCTTGTGGAAAGGCCGGATGACTTGTCCCAAAAAAACACGCCGCCAGCCCGAGGATTAAATATTAGGTCATCCCCAAAAGCGTCTTGGCTGAATAAGCGCAATTGATTTCCCGGCGTAAGGGCCGTTGACGAGCCCCACGCTCCAGATCCCCACGGCCCGACGCTCCATCCAGTTGACGATAAGTAGAAGTTTAGCCCTGTATTGATCTGATATGCCGCAGTTACTGATCCGCCACCGTTCCCTGTGTCGCTGGAGTTTGCGGTTACAGCGCTTCCGCTAGTGTCTAGTGCCGTTATGGTGTACGTGTTGACAGTAAGAATGACATTGACCTGATACTCTTGGTTTAGCACCGTCGCAGTGATATTTCCGCCAAGCGTTGCCGCGCCAGAGTAGGTTACAAAGTCCCCGGCAACGGCGCCGTGGGAGTTGTCGGTAACCGTAATAGTTGACGATCCATTGGTTGCCGCAAAAGTAGCCGCATTAGTCGTCGTGGCCCTAATAGGGGTGACATCGTTAAGCGAGCCACCCGACTCAACATAGAATTTCAGGTTTGTTCCAATCCCCAAGAATATTTGACCGTCACTAGACCCCCAGTCCATCAAAGACCGGCACACACCCTTGATTGCGCTAGTGATGTATTTTTGCCAGCCGCCAATTTTCTCAACGCGACCCTTGCGGAATCTTATCTTGTCGGAATCAAACCACCCGGAGTCGGCTGTGTACTGGGTGCCCTCTTTATTTATTCCGGGGGCGAATGCAATCTTGGACAGCGGCACGACTACACCTCCTCAGTACGACCAAACGGTGGGATAGGGGCGATCATAGTCCCAGTCCAGATGCACGAAACGTCCATCGCCACGCTGGTTGACGCCAATTCTTGGGCAACCATGCGCCAAAGCAACCTCGATCAGCTTGTAAGCATCAGCCCTGCTTACCCCTACATCCACCGCCTTCCCAGTGCAGTGTGCTCCCGGCTGTTGTTTCTTGACCTCTATTGGGTGATCAACACAGCGATATCCGCTGGTTATAGGCATAGGCCCAAATTCTCTTCGGATTGCGTTAAGTATTTTTAAAACGCCATCATCAAACTTGTATTTTCCGCAGTGCTGGCAGGCCAGTTCTTTCTCAGAAAAGTAGCTCATTTCTCTCTTTGCACGCCTTTGGTTTTTTCCAGCGTCCTCATGCCGCCAAGACCTAACATGCCAATGAGCACAGGCATCATTGTCTCTAGGTCAATTAACGGTATCGCTATAGGGCTGTCAGACAAAGCAAGAACAAAATTAGCCATAGGGATAAGGATGTAGTTTCCTGCAATCCCAAACGCAAACGTCCACCCCAAAGCCGGCCTCCAGCCTGCGACAAATAGACTTTTATGCGCGGCTTCTGTTTTGTTAATCTCCATTTGCGCTTTGTTGACTTCATGCCTGTGGCGCTCTGACATTGTGGCAATTTCATGGGCGAGTTTATTCCGTTCGTCAGCATCAGGGATAAATTTGTCTAGCAGGTTAGATACGGGGCCGATTAGTAGGTCAATCACTTGTCTGCCTTTTTGTCGAGCTTCTCATCAATAGAGTCTAGCTTTTCCATAAGCCGCCGCATATCGTCCTTCCACTCCTCGCGCTTCAAGTATTCGCCCGCTACAGATACCTGCAATGTGCCTACCTGATCGTCAAGGCTTTTGATCGTATCCCACATGCTTTTTAAGACAAGCCCGTATGCGCCTGCGGCTATAGAGATAATCGTGTTGATTAGCGCCTGATCCATTATCGCCAAACCTCATGCCACGCTTGCTTTAGGGCTTTCTTTGCTTTCTTGTAGCGGTCTTTAGCGTCTACTCGAACGGTATAGAGAAAACCATCAACACGGGTAACAGCAGTGCGGAGATCACCCCTAACACCAGCATATACTCTATGAATTTCCGATCTAAATTGCTCACGATCCATCCCAAGGGTTCCCGTCATTACAGCGGTCTTGCCACTCAAGCTCTTCAAATGACAATATGCCGGTTGGCTGGTAGTAATCGCACATATCATAAACGCCGTCATTGGTAACATCGCATTGCCTCTGCCACGTTATCATGTCAAACGTAAGCCCCTCAGACCACGGTATATATGTTTCGCACCATTCAGGAGTACCTACACCGCCTTGTGCGCCAGTTTCGACAGGAACATAGTCGCGCTTGGTAGTCGGCAAAACCTTGGTCAGCTTTACATCACCCTTGCTGTAGCTCTGCATCTGATACAGCTTAGAGTAATTTGTGACATACACTTTTTCGTTAGGGTCTAGCGTGTACTGTAATCCGTCATCGAAAAGAATTACTGTCTGTGCTGTTGCGCCTAACGCAAACAATGCAACCAGACTTGCTATTACGTTTTTCATGTTGCCCCCTGTATAAGCGATACAGTCCCAAAAATAATTGCGCCGATAACCAACGCCCCGAAAACGATAACTGTGGAATCCATAATCAACCTTTGACGCTTTCTTTGCTTGTAGATCACCTGCTCCCGCCTTGCCTTAATCTGCCGTCTGAGCATTATCATTTCTTGATATGTTTCCGTGCCATACGCCCAGATAATTAGCTCTCTAATCTGTTTTTCTTGCTCTTCCAGCTTCTTCTTAGCTATGACGCTATTAAGCGCCTGTTGCTCTACAGTGTTGCCTTCAAATAGCTTTTTAAAGACTCCCGGCTTTTCTGCCTCGCGCTCCGCCTGCTTAATGTCTGCCGCGAACGAATACCACGCACCCAGTTTTTGAGCTACAGCCTCAATCTCTGCCCCTCGGTTTACTAATGTCTGGATGCCCTTGAAAGTAGTCGAGGCCATCGCAATCAGAGACAGCGGGTCCATTAGCCATCACTGTCTTCTGGCTCTACCTGAGACTCTGCCTGCTCTTTGATTTTGACGATCAAGGGCCATGCGCCAGATTTGGTAGGCAGATCGCCTAACACCTGTAGAACCGCGTTAACTTCCTCAACAGCTAACTCTAAAGTAATCACCAAGGCACCCCTTCTCCGGTGGTGGGATTTGCTTCTTCAGCAATCTGTGCATCAATAGCCGCCTCTGTAGCCGCTACTTGATCGTCACCCAAAGCCGCCTTAGCCCAACCAACAGCCGTAGCTTCAGTGATATCGTCCCATGCAACAAACGACTCACCCGGAGCCTCAAGCCCTACAGTGCCGTAAGATGAGCCAGAGTTTTCTCCGACAGTCTTTGAGCAACGCCAGTGTACGGTAGTCACTACGTTGGTGTGACCGTCTTGTGATACGTTGTAATCCATAGCGGATACAGTCCATGTGTGCGCCATAGTTTATTCTCCTTTGAGTGCCGCTACTTCGGCTTCAAGTGTTTCGATTCGTGTTACTGCTTCTTGCAGGGCTTTGATAGCCTTCATGTACAGGATGCTGTACTTGACGGACTTCATGTCTTCTTCGTCAGTCTTAACAAGCCCAGACATTCCAGAGGCTTCAAGCTCTTGAGCAACGACCCCAATGTGCGTAGCGCCTGTTTCGTTGAGCGTGTAACTTCTGACTTGCACAGCCATAATGTCATCAATTTGTGATGAGGCATCTACAATGTTTGACTTTAAGCGAGCGTCTGAAACAGAGCCGTATGAGTTGTTGGTGTTTTCTAAGTCGCCATCACCCATAACTCTGGCTTGACCAGCGTTTCCACCAAAAACAGAACAAGCACTTCCAGCCCCCGCGTCACGAAAAGACTTGAGAGTTGCTTGACTTGTTCCACCAATTCGCGTCCCAAAGTTAGATGAATCTACGGTGGAGCTTGTTGTACTAACCAGCAAATTACCAGAGCTATCAATACGCATACGCTCAGCGTGTGAAGAACCGTCATCAGTATAAAAAGCTAATTGTCCTTGAGCACTTTGGGTGCCACTATTTCCAGTAATTGCCTTTATTTCAGCAACAACACCAACACTATTAAATACGTTTTCAAACTCAACATTGCCTATGTGCAAGTCATTAGCGTCGCCCCGATTGCCCGCTATTCTTAAATAAGTATCTCCTGCTGTTTCTACTTGAAAATCTCTATCAGGACTCGTAGTACCAATACCTACCTGACCAGAGCTATCAATACGCATACGCTCTGCACTTGCGCCACCACCGGAGTTGGTATGGAACGTCATTAATGTAGAACCGCCGGATGAGTACGATCCCAGTGTTGCTAAACCTGTGTCAGTTTCGTAGTAAAGCTGTAGTCCGTTTTTCGCGGCTGTTGTATCAAAGCCTGCTGTAGCGCCTTGGATCATTATTTGACCGTCGCCATCAATACGCATACGCTCTGTTACAGCGGTGTTGGTGGTTACACTTCTTGTGCCAAAGATAATGTCTGCTGTAGTACCACCAGACGATGACGTAGAAACTGCGGCAATCTCTGCGGGCGGCTCTGTATAGGTTCCATTTGTAAAGCCAAAACCAATAGAATAAATGCCGCTTGATGTAAACGTCTCTTGACCGACTTGAAACATCGGACTGCCAAAAGCCGTTGGCGGGGTGTCGTTGATGACAACTCTTGCGCCAGCATGGTTTGAAGCTGAACCAACAGCAAGGTCACCAGCGCTACTAATACGCATTTTTTCAGCGGCGGCTTCACTTGCGCCTGTTTTGAATACAAGTGAGGTAGCGTTGCTGGAGGCGCTAAAGTCACCCTCAGATACAGCTTCAATGCCTGCGGCAACCAATATTGCGTCTGTGCCTGCGCCCTCATCGGGAGCCTGAAAGTTAATTACACCCAGCTTGTCATTTGCGGCAATATCTGTATCGCCGGTGGCTAACAAGAAGGTAGGGAACTTATCGTCCCCGGTATTGGCGTGTTTTAGTGTAAGACCCGTGTCTGCAACGTGCGTCAACGTGATGTCTTGGTCATCGCCAAAAAACACAACGGCACCGTCTGCAAGGTAAAGGTCTGACCACTCCAAAGAAGCTGATCCCAATGTCGCACCATCACTGGCATCTGGGACTGCCGCTGTGCTGGCGGTTATAGTGGTGCCTGTAATTGTCGTAAACGTACCTGCGGCGGCTGAAGCGCCTCCGATAACGGCACCGTCAATTGTTCCGCCATTAATGTCGGCGGTGGCAATAGTTGCGCCTGTTACTGTCAAGTCAACATTAACGTCAGTGACTGTGGCACCAGATCCGCCGCCATTAAACTTCAGCAGAACATCTGCGCCATTAACAATCTCAAAGTCGTTGGATGCGTTGTAAGTTCCCTGAAAGACAATAACTGACCGGCTACTAGACAGGCTGTTACGGATGTGAACAACCTTTTCGGCATTATTCGGGGTAAGTTGCACATATGCCGTACCACCCAGATCCCCGCCATCCACAAACTCAATAAACTTGTTTCTACCGTTGGATGACGCGCCATCTGTTATAGGCAGAGCGGTAGGAGATCCAGAGCTTCCCGCAGAGGAAAGGGTGACCGAGATAATCCCGTTGATCGCCTCATCCAGTATGTCAAAGTTGGTGTTGGTGGTATCGCCCCATGTCCCTGACTGCTCGCCAGTTCCAATCTTCTCAATACCAAGGTTAGTTGTATAAGTGCTGGCCATTAACCAATCCCCTTATGCCGCAATATCTTCATAATTTGGCGTTTGTGATGGAGTCACCTCGGACCATCCGGGTGACTGTGACGGGCCTATCGCAGAGTACCCTGCCGACTGAGAGGGGCTTATCTCTGAATTACCCGCAGACTGAGACGGCGCAATCTCTACATAATTTGGAGTTTGATCTGGGATGATGACCCCCCAGACCAAAACAGATCCTACCTGACCGGAGGCAGACACGCCCTCCACAGCCACGCTTGCCTGAGCAATTGTCGTGACAGAGCCGACACCGCCCGTGGCAGAAACGCCAGTAACGTCTACATTGTTTACAGTCTGGACCGTAATAGAGCCGACAGCGCCTGTTGCCGCGACTCCTGTTGCCGATACATTTGAGTCCGCTGTCGTGGTAACTGAGCCAACCGATCCGGTTGCCGCAAGCCCTGTAACGCTTGTGCTTGAGTCTGCGGTAGTTGTTACCGACCCCACAGATCCAGTTGCCGCAAGCCCTGTAACACTCACGTTGGCTTCAGCAACAACAGTAACCGAGCCTACAGATCCAGTTGCAGAAAGCCCTGTAACACTTACATCAGCGTCAGCAGTAACCGTGACAGAACCGACACCGCCCGTGGCGGACAGTCCTGTGACGGATACCCCCGCATCGGCGGTAACTGTGACAGAGCCGACACCGCCCGTGGCCCCTGTATTGGTAACGCTACCTTCGCCCCAAGCAAGGCTATTCCAACTGCCTCGACCCCATCCGGTAAGTGGGACGATAACGTCGGCCATTACGCTATCCGAATAATCGCGTTGCTCGCGTCAGCCGTAGGAAACACAATCGTAAAATCTCCGGCTGTAGATGTCTTGTCTCCGCCAAAGTCCAGCACAACAACAGTCGGGTCTCCTGATGCGCTGTCGTTGTATATCAACGCTCCGCGAGCAGTCACAGTCGCCGTGCTGAATGTTAGGTCAGAAAAGTCCGTAAACGCTGTGGTGCTGGACGTTGTTGGGTCTACCCTAGTTAGGGATGCTCCTCCAGCAGTGTATCCGGTCCCGCTGACCTCGTTGGAGGTGGTGTATGCAGTTGTCGCCGCAGTAAAAGAGGCGCTGTTGGTATACATAGCCAGCTTAAACGTGTTTCCGCCCGAGTTTTTAAAATTGTGCACACCCTCAAGCAATTCCTTCTTGAATGAAGTGCACATAAAATTTCCACTAAACGCCATTCAAAGCCTCCTAATAGCCTCGGCTAGATCCTTTTGCCCTGCTTCTACCAGAGCGTTGTAAATAGTAGTTCGGTCACTGCGAATCGCCTCATCCATATAGAACAGCAACAAAGCCCGTATACTCTTACGATAGGCCATTGCCTGATCCTTTAGCTCGCGAGGAGCAGAATCAGAGACGCTGATAATGCGATCCAAGCACCGCTCTGCCACCTCTTCCGGGGTAAACCCGCGATTACTTGTGGTCTGTACCGAAACGCTTCCTACAGCCAGCTCAAGCATTACGTTCTAGGCTTCCTGACTGCGCCGCTACGGTAGCTGTCTGTAGTGTTGTACCCCTCTCCTAGCTCTTCCAGCTTGGCTATTGCCTCTTCATAGCGCTGAGCATACAACTGCATCAGGTCCGCATCGCCCTTGAGGTAGGTGTATGCCTCAAGAATACAGCCGTACAGCAAGGTGGACTCTGCATTAGTCCCTAGCCAGCTAGTGCCAGAAGAGGCCGCAGTGATGGATTCTGGCTTGTGGAAGTAGTGAAGCTCTACCGCGTAGTTGCTGTTGGGCGTCGGCCCAATAAGAAAGTAAGTGTCGCTAAACAGGCCGTAGCACTTGGGAACGCCGGACGTAGATGCAGACGGATATGCCTGACGGATAAAATTAATATCTTTAAACAGCAGGTAGTCATAACCGGAATTATCTATTGCGAGAGAATATGGCGTTAAAAAATCTGTCGGCATGGCCAAATACTGGTTGCCGGATGTCATGCTGGCTGTGACATTTTGCCTGAAGTCGGGCAACTGACACCGTTTTAGAATCCTGTCCTCAGCCTGAGTAATGATTGTAGTCAGGTTGTTGACAAAGCTGGTCTCGCTCGACTCCGTATAGTCCTGTATTGCCTGCTTTAGCGTGGTGAAAGTGAACGCCATTAAGATATCTCCACTGTTACGCGGCCCACTTCTCCAGCCATGTCCAGACCAACAGTACGGCTACCCAAGGCAGTATTGCCCCCACCAACCGGATCAAACGCAGAAAGCGCTCGACTTTCATCCAAACTGTCGTCGGGTCTAGGAAATCTAAGGGCTTGAGGGTCGCTGGCGTTGACATCGCCCAGCTTGAGCTGTGGCTGGTCTTGATCAACCACGTCTCGACCGACTAACAACCCATTCCAACGCCCGTCTTCAATCTGGCGGACCAGATCTCTAATTGGGTAGCGAAAGCCCGTTCTATCGCAAAAGCCAAATGCGTGTTTTCCGGTGACATAACTACTCATAAGTTGTTATAGCCTCCGGGCGACACATACAAAGACGCCTTCTCTCTTGCCGCGTCTGCCGCCAAGCTCCACTGCTCCTCATAAACCTGCTTTAGGCTTGGAGCTAGTTGTAACGACTCCGGCCTTTTGCTGGCAATCTGATAAGCTAGACCGGCGACAAGGCACGGCAAAAACCTAGCCGGTACGTCCATATTGTTAGACGCCGGTCTTCCGCTGTCTTCAATGCGGTCCATGTAGTAGTAGGCGAAGGTGTAGCTGGTTGTGGCATCAGGAACCGGCCAAAAGTGCACCGTGATTCCAGTCGGCTTGCGCTCAACATAATACTGTAGTGGGCGCCCTTGAGTTAACTTATTGGTCTGGTGAGCATACTGACTTACAGAAATCCTCTGCATTGTTAGATCAGCCTGCTTTGAGCTGTCGCCCGCGTCTGTGCGAAGCAAGCCCTCAATAATATCTAGCTTGTCAGCACTAAGGTCGTATGCCCCTGTCCCTGCAACAAGAGCCACCGTGGTGTCTCGTACCGTCCAGAGATTAAGGCCCCTGTTTTGCCACTCAAGCATAAGCAGATCAAGACTGCGGCGAGCAGTTTTGTAATCATATCCGCTCCGCAACTCAAGACCCGCACGCTCGTAAGCCTCCTCAACAATGTCTGACAAGTCAAGAGTAAAGCCGGTTGTTCCGCTGGTAGCCATTTATACAGCCCGCCCCCGAGTTCTGCCCCTCAATGCCAAGCCATTACGGCACTTGGGAGGGGGTGTTTTTTTTGACCTTGGCGCGCTCTTCGTTTGCTTGCCGGCCTGCGCTCTGCTAATTGGCATCTCAGCTACCCTTCTTCCATTTCTTGGACTTGGACTTGGTCTTGCTGGGAGACCACTTCACCTTATCTGCCCAATATGCCGCAGACATCTTGCCTCTTTTAATGTTTTTAGCGTGACGCGACTTAAACGCTTTGCGCTGACCTACTGTCTGGTTTGTCTTAACACCCTGCTGGCCAAAGCGAATTACTTTTTCTTTTCCGCCCTCGCACGCCTTTACGACATGCGACTTCTTAGAATGACTTGGTGTCCGCTTTGGCTTGTTGCAGGGCATAGACTTTTTTTCTACGCGACCGCCCGACTTGTAATACTGACGCATTACTTCCTATGCCTCGCCGTTTTTTTGGCAACCTTCTTGGGTTGCTTGGAATGTTGCTTGCCCTTTTTCGTATCTGCCTTTTTCTTACGGCTAGTCGCGGCGTATTCCTTGTCTGAAAGAGACTTGATTGCCTTGTCAGGAAGATAGCGCTCACCCGTGGCCTTTTTACCCTGAGTGCTGGGCTTGCCAGACTTAGTGCGCCACTTCTGCTTGGTCCACTTTTTAAGCGACTTTTGCGACTTTTTAAGAGCCATTCTTCTTTTTCTTGGGCAGTGTCTTTTCTAGGCGAGATGCCTGACTGGCGTGCATCTTGGCCGCTTTTTTTAGCTCGGCAATCATTTTGCGCTTTTGCGCCAAAGTTAGTTCAGTCATTAGTCTTTGTACCCGCCGCCAGCTTTTTTGTATTGTTGGGCAAGCATTTGTGCTTTACGAGCAGACCACTGCCCCGGCTTGCCACCTTTTCCCCCAGATTTGATCTTGTTAAACAATCGCTTCCGCATACTAGGCTTGGTGTAGTTACCAGCCTCATTGACGCGAGACTTTGACTTTTTTGTCTTTGTCTTGCCGCCTTTAGCGTAATAGCGGTTCATTAGGCATAATTCTTTTTGACTTTCAGGACGATGCTGTATGAGTCACCTGACGAGTGCCCCACGGTGGTAAGTTTGATGTCGCCCGTCTTGCCAGATCCCGCGTTATTCGGAATACCAACAAAGTCAGAAAAATCTACTGTGTCTGAGTAGTCAGCAGGAAGTTCCCACGCCAGCACATTGGTCGTTGCGTCGAACAACAGCTCTACGCCCATGCCGATGGTGGAATACCAAATGCATTCAATCTGCACATCACTGCAAGCCTTTTTGCTTGCAGGGTCCGCAGAGAGGGCGGAAACGTCAATCTTCGTCACAGCCGACTCGCCTGAGCCATCGCTTACGTTTGTAAGCGCAATGATTGCAGTGCGGGGGCCGTCCTCAATAGTGTTGCTTGTAACTGTATCAGCCATAACAGCCTCCAATAATGGGGGCCGAAGCCCCCGTCACGATTATTGATCAGCAAATGCGGGAGCAGTCGCGCCCGTCACAGTGCCGAAAATCTGATAATTGGTTGTGTTTAGGCCAATAATTGTCACATCAAAGCCAGCAGGCACATTTAGCTGAATGCTACTGTTTGAGTTGCCGTCAGAAAATACCGCGCTGACCTCATTGTCAGTGTCCAAGAAAGTAACACCGCCTATGTAGAAGTTAGTGTTTCCGGGGGTAACAATAAGCGCATCAGTCGCATCTGCCGCACCGCCGGCATAAACAAACCTAAACATAGAGCCTGCAATAGGAGCAGGAAGCGTATAGGTGTTGTCTTGTCCGCCGTCTGGAACGAGAAGGATTCTGCCGCTGTGGGTAGCGTTGGTAAGCGTAACATTCCCATCAGCAAGGCTAACAGGGCCATCACCGATAGTGGCGACCTCAGTAATTGTGCCTGTGGTGGAGTTTTTGCTTATGGTTTTGAAGGTGCTTTCGGAACGCACTGGTCCCGAGAAAGTAGAATTAGCCATGTGAGTCTCCTGTCTTGGCTCGGTCTAATGTTCCATGTGGAACAATTAGTCAGGAATAAAAGGGGGCCGAAGCCCCCGTAGGATTAGGACGTTCCGGGTGACCCGTAAATGCCCAAAGGATCAGATACGCCGAAGCTGTATCGCTCGCGAGCCTTGTACCGGACGTTACCAGTGTCAAAGTCGCCATCCATTGAAGTCTCCAACGCGGTACGGTTGAAGTGCTTCATGCCATTCGGCACATCGGTGATAACAAAGAAAGCATTGGTATCAGTCAAAAAGTGATTGACTGAGTAGCCTTCTGGGATCGAGCCGTTGTTACGAAGAGCATTGATGTCGTTATCAGACGTGCCGACACGGCCATCAGTCTCAAGCAAGCGAGTTGCTACAAACTGAAGCGCGGGTGGAACGATCAAACGACGGGGACGTGCCGCGATCAGCAGACCACGCTCGTCGGTAAATGCGGCGATATTAATCACAGCATCTTCCAGCGAGGTCTCGTTCAGGTCAGCCGCAGTGGACGGACGGTTAGCGTTAGTGCCACCGTTTACCAATGGGTGAGCTGTGCTGAACAGCGTTACGCCATCACCAGACTGAAAAGAACCGAAGCCATTGTTAAGTGGATTCGCCGCTTTTACCTGCTTGGTGTGAGCCATAGCCCGAGCCAACGCCTTGGTGTAACGAGCAGACAAAGAGTCATACAGGTTATCTTCCATGGCTTCCTCTGTGATGGAGAAGCCAAGGGCGATGGTTTCGTGGTTATAGCGAGCAGTGAATGACTCCTGTGCAGAGTCATAGCTGATGGCCGCGCCTTCAGCTTTGACTGGTGCCGCACCGAAACCAGACAGCTTCACTTCTTCTTCAAAAGAGCGCTCTGATGATTCAGTTTCGTAAATCATCGTGTGCTCATCATCATACCGCTCGTACTCAAGACCAAACAGGGCGTTTAGACCGGGGAGCAGTTCTTTCAGCATTTGTGCGCGTGAAATAGCCATTTCTCAAGTCTCCTTAAACGCCGAGCTTGGTTTCGTAAGCATGGCTCAACGGCAAGTAGGTAACGATGCAATCTGTGAAAGCATCACCTACAGTGCTGTTTGGCCCGTCTACGAAATCAACGACACGCAGTGGCAGTGAATTGGTCGTAGCAATAGAGCCGCCATCTAAGGCGTTCTTGCTTCGACCAATCGCGGTTGATCCAGCAGTGCTAACTGCTGAGATGTTGTTTCCCAATCCCGTCTGGGCGACGGCCTCATCGGCCTGCATTTGGAACAACAACTTGGGATCATCGACGACATACGCCACGATATCATCCGCCGCTGTTGACGCAGGGAACTGCTGGTTAAAAGTCTTTTGGTTAGTGCTAGGATCGGTGTAAGCGCATCCGACAAAAATGCCGACAGTGCCTGCAACAACAGCAGTCGTAACTGCCGCTTTCTCTACCGTTCCCGCCGCAACCAACTTAACGAAGTCGCCATAAAAGATAGCCGTGCCGTAAGCATTAGCGATCTTGATGTGGCGAACCTTGCCGGTGAAAGACCCTGAAGCGCTGAGCGTGCCTACAGGTTCCGCACCCATTGGAGTAGCTGAAGTAGCCATTTTTCTCTCCTCAAAGGATCAGATAACGAAACCGCTCCGGTAATCGAAGTCAGCTTCGGCCAAAGGTTGTCCGAGTAGACCGCTCTGGCTTCAGAACGGGCATTCGGGGATCGTTTTGCTTGAGGAAGTTATTGTCCACAGACTCCATCTGGCTTGACGCCATGTGCTCAAAATACTGATCGCGTTGATCGACCTTGTCTTTTGGCGCTTTGCATAAGAGCAAGCCGCCAATTTCGAGATTGCCACTAAATCTAGAGTCAATATCGGACATGACCTCCAGCTCAGGGTGATCTTCGGCTTTTACCGGAATCCATCCTTCGCGGAACTTTTGAGAGACGTTGGTATTGTCAGCTTTGCCCAGCGTGCTGGTGCGAATCCAACGGAATACCCATCCGTCTACTGGCTTGGGGTTGGGCAAAATAGATGCCGGAACCCATGAGTCTGAGGGACGTTCCTCAGCGGTGCGAGACTCTTTTTCTCGCGGTGTGCGCTGTTCAGCCATTATCAATTCTCCTTGAGCATCTGATTGGCATATTGTTCGACGGTTAAACCAAGGCGCTTTGCGAGAGCAACTTGGGTGCGGCTCAACCTCACTTTGCGTGGTTTGGCGCCATTATTCCTTTCGGACGGCGCCACCACCACGGAGGGGCTTCGGGAGGTCGAGGAGACAGACGCATCTGCCGAGCCACTTTCTACCTCTCCAAAGTGTTCTGGAAACTTAGAGCGGACCCTTTGATCCAGCTCGTCGTAATATTCGTCAGACTCAGGGTCAATGCCTTCCTTTGACACCATCTTTTGGTGAACACCAAAGGCATACGCCGTCATTTCTGGGTGGTCATCTGACTGAAACCAAGCGTTTTCGCTTGCCCAGCTCATAGCCCTTTCGCTCGGCTTTCTCGGTTGTTGCGCCGGTTGCTGGGCTTGTTGCTGGGCTTGTTGCTGAGGCTGATAAACAGGCTCAGGGGTTCTTGCTGGCGGTCGTTGCTTGTACTGGCCAACATGCCTCGACACACCGTCAAGTTCAGACTGGGCCCTGTTGAGGAGTTTTTGCGCCTCAATCTGACGATCTGTATTGCCTTCCTCAACGGCCTGACGGAGCATGTTTTCCGCATGTTGCAGGGCAAGCTCTGCGCGACCGTGAGACTGGGCAAGCAAAGCGCCTTCACCGTCGTGAAGGATCTGTTGCAGGCTC